CCCAATTCAATGGACTACGAAATAGCTGGAACAATGCTATTGCTACTGGGCCTCCCACAACAAGTCTTAAAAGCAATTGACACTGCTGGTTGGTTGCGTGTACCAATCATCAAATGGAAGGATGTGATTAAACCACTACTCGATATCGTACGACGTTCAGGGATGATTGGTTCATTAGCATCTGATGATGTGTATACCCTCAGAAAGATAATCAACTGCACTTATAGACGCGACACAGAGGCTGATTGGGATAAGGAAAAAACGAACCGCTGCAGTGTGGCCCACAACAAGCAGTGCGTTAGCAGATTAAACTACACAAGACTACACCAAGAAATTGCTTCCGGGTTCATATCCAGATGTATCAACCAAGTGGCGGCTAGAAATGATTCGGGTAGTCTGGAGTGGTGGTGGCAACGACGGCACCACCATATTCCGGGAGGTTCAACCTCGTCTGGAGCTGCAGCTCGTCGTTCACTGAAAGGCGATGCACGTTTCTCGACGTCAGATAGACCGGGGAAGAAAACAACCAGCGAACTGTTGCCCAATGATTTCTACAAACAACTATTCGACTTCTTACCTGTCAACTGTGCTCGAGCAAGCACAAAGTATGAGCCAGGTGATAAACGCCGCGCCTTATACGCCAGCAATGAAATTCCATATCTAATATCGGCATATGGTAGTGTGCACATCGAAAAGGTTATGGGTGAAGGAGTGTGCGCCAGACAAAGCATTGAGGATTTTGGTAAATGGGCGGCATGGAGCAGCAATTTCAAGGGCTATCACTTGAGCAGCGACTATTCCGACTATAATTCTGAACACACCTTGGATGATCTGATCAGCTTGAATTTGCTACGCGCCAGGGCATGGTTGCGGTCAAGCGCTGCCTATAAGTACGAAAAAGCCACTGCAGCCATATGGTTGGCAACTGCTCTCACAAACAGTTGGGTCGAATTCCCAGATGAGACACGTCGGATCATCAGTGGTTTATTTTCAGGGAGTCGTGACACCATGCGGGATCATTGTGACCGCCATTACGCTGATATACGGGTGGCAGCAGCTGACGCAAGAGAGCTGGGTTATGTCTGCAACCTCACAACCAATGGGACATGGTTGGCCGGCGATGACGAGGATCTTGGTTTTAACAAAATGACAGAGGCAATCGTATATTCAAATATCCTGGTTATGGAGGGGCATCAAGCAAACCCACGCAAACAACTGGGTGGACATTCACACAATGAGTTTCTCCAAGTGCTGAGTTATCCAACGAGTAAAATGCATCGCCCACTTGCGGCATTAGTTGCTACCTTAGCAAGTGGCAACTGGTATGTACCAACGGCCACCTGGTATGATAGCATAATCCAAGGAGTGTCCGACAACTATTGGGAAGCTTACTGCCGTGGACTCCCACTCCCTGCCGCCCACCACATGGCATGCGCTTACCTTGACACCACAATGCGCCTGCCCCATAATAAAGATGGAATACGAATGTACACCCCCCTAGAATGGTGGGACTACAGATCACCTGGCAGAAAACACCCATTATGGGGAGAAGAGACCAAACCCCCGCCGGTGGTACGGAAATATCCCAGGCCACATCACAGTTGGCCATCGCATGCAACTGACGCATGGATGGATACTGTATCAAGACAGCTGGAAGGGGTGCCTGAACGGAAAAAATTGTTGTACCGAGAGTCCTTGCTTCAGGCATCGCATGGAAGCGCATTTCTGCGGTATCGGCAAGACGAGTTGGTGACAGACCTCGCTGAAGTCTGGCCCCGACGCAAGGTGCGTCGCTACCCTGTCGCTACCCACATTGCTGCTTCAGGTTATACACAAGAAGAAATGAGCTGGTTTCTACTACATACTGAAAGTTCAACGAGACCGCGCGATGATGATGAACTGGCGGCAAGATTAGGAGTTGACCCCACTCTATGTTCTCTACGTGGTGAGTTACGTTCACTGGCTTTCGTAACGCGCGGCAAGGATTGGGCACAATACGCTTCTGTACTACCCAAACGCGAACTCACTCCCCGTGCATATGCTTCAGCCTGGGCCTTCAGAAGCTGGGCAGCACGTTGTGCAACCAGTGTATCTGGACTCCATGTTAAACATGTTGGATTCAAAGACAACCACATAGTATACCTTTATGCACCCAATGGAGCTGGGAAGACTACACTATGTCGTAGATGGCCTCAACTCACGGACCTGGATTCCTTAAGCAGCGCAATCAGTGCACAAAGGATCAGCTATAAACGCGCAAAAAACGCACCGGCTGCAAAAATGGCCTTCTTAAGCAACGCAGTCTCCTTGGCAATAGAACGCCAACAAGGACCAGTGCTCCTACTGGGAAACTGGCCAGTGGCCGACGTGGAGCAGGTGTGCATGCAACTACAAATACAATTCCGTGGAGCGGATTATCTGCCTGGATGGGACATATGCCGCGAACGCCTCAAAAAACGTGATCCCACATACACAGATGAACGTATAGATGCACTCCAGGCAAGATATGTACCATATACCACAACATTCTCTGATATACCCTCTCTCAAGAAATTCCTGAGACTATAGGCAATATCAGGGACGACTCAAGCGCAATGCGCT